CAGATTTCGAGCTACCTGAAGCCGGAAGACAAGCGCTGCATCGGCATCCAAACCGAGTTCGATAATCAGCCGGACAGCAAGCACCTGCGCGGGTTTTACGAGAAATACCGGGACGCTTTTCACCTCCGTTTTGGTGATGAAATAGCAAGCCCCTTGGAAGCCCCTTCGAAGCCCCTTCGAAGCCAAGAGCAGGAACAAGAACAAGAACAAGAACAGGAGAAAGACAAAACCACGCAGCGCAAGCGCCGCTCGCCGGCTTCGCCGTCCTTCGATCCAAAGTCGGATCTTGCCGTGAACGGAGTAAGCGAACAGGTCGCGTCCGACTGGCTCGCGCTGCGCGACAAGAAGCGAGCGCCCGTCACCCGGACGGTGCTCGACAAGATTCTGCGCGAAGCCGCCGCGGCTGGCCTGACGCTGAGCAGCGCCCTGGAGCTGTGCTGTGCGCGGGGCTGGACCGGCTTCGAGGCGGATTGGGTGCTGAAAGGCGCCCGCGACTCGCCGGCTGGCAAATCTTCCGCCTTCAACCCGACCGCTCACGTCAACCGTAACCGCAATCCACAGCCATGAACGAACTGCAGAACTTGCCGCACGACGCGACCCCCGCACCGGCCACCACCAGGCCGTATTCGAAGTGGTTCGAGCCGCATCCTGGGCTCGGCATTTCGCTGATGGACCACCTGTTCAACCGGCTCGACGGCGCCTATCCGGACAAGTGGCGCCGTAATTTCCCTGATGCTCAGGCGATCGACAACTGGATGGAATCCTGGGTCGAGGCGTTCGAGGAAGAGCGCATCACGCCGGACGACGTCAGGTCCGGCCTCAAGGCCTGCCGCAGCCGCTATGCCTGGCCGCCGAGCTGCGCGGAGTTCATCCAGGCGTGCAAGCCGGCAGCGGATCCGGTCGCGGCGTATCACGAGGCGGTCGCTGGCCTGGAAGCCAGAGGCAAGGGCGAGATGGGTGTGTGGTCACACCCTGCGGTCTACTGGGCCGCCACCTTCATGCAGCGTGAGCTGATGGGCCAGTCATACTCCTCGCTCAAGGACCGATGGGCAGCGATCCTGAAGGCGCAGATGTCGCGCAGCGAGTGGGCCGACATTCCGCAGCCGCGGCCGCAACTGCCGCCGCCTGGGCAGGGCAAGCTGTCGCGCGAGCACGCCGAAGCCATGTTACGGGAGCTGGAGGAGCGTAGCGTGGTCACCCGGGGGATTACCAAATCTCCTGACGACCAGGTCGACCACCGTCGCTGGGCCCGCCGGCTGCTGAAGCGCGTGGCCGATGGCGACAGGACGGTCACTGGCCTGCAGACGAAGCTGGCGCGCGAGGCTCTCGGCCTGGCGGGCGACGGCGCAGAGCGTTTGCCTTGAGTGCGCGTCTCTTCCGGGTGGGTAGCGGCCGGGCCTGGCACTACCGCTTTCAGGTGGCAGGCCGCCGCGTCCAGCGCAGCACGCGCGAGACCGTCAAGGCCCGTGCCGACAAGGTCGCGCAGAAGGCCTTCCAGGATGCGGTCGTTCGCGCGAACGGCGGCGTGCCGGTACCGACGCTGCGCGAGTCGGCCCAGGCCTGGCTGGTTATCCACAAGCAGGTTGCCAGCCGCGCGCACATTCGCAGCGTCGAGACCTTCGTCAAGCTGCACATGTACGACTTGGGCGACCGGCCGATCGGCTCGATCACGACGACCGACGTCGAGCTAGCGCGCAACAGGCACCTGCAGACGCACAAGCCATCCAGTGCGAACCACTGGCTGCGCATCATGAAGCTGCTGGCGATGTGGGCGGTCAAGCGCGGCGCGATCCCGGCGCTGCCATGGAAAGTGCAGATGCTGAAGGTGCAGAAGAAGCCGCGCGCGATGCTGCCGCTGGCCGATGCGCGCGCGTGGTTCGATGCGGTCGACCATGCATCCAAGCGCCGGCCGGCGGTTGGCACTGCGGTGCGCATGATGTTCGGCCTCGGCCTGCGCGAGTCGGAAGCGGCTAGCGCGCGCTGGGAGTGGATCGACTGGCAGCGCTCGACCTATACCCCGGGCATCACGAAGGGCCGCGAGGCCGAGCCGGTACCGATCCCGGCCTGGCTGCTCGAGCACCTGGCGCCGATGCGCGTCGACCATGGCCTGATCGCACCGCGCATGAACGGCGCCCAGCTGCCCGCTGGCTTCGCACGCCGCGCCATGCAGACCGCCAACAGCGCCTGTTCGATCAAAGGGATCACGCCGCACCGCCTGCGTGGCACCTTCGCCACGCTGCTGTCCGAGTCGGGCGTGCCGATCCAGACCATCCAGAAGGTGCTGCGCCACAAGCATCCGATGACCACGATGACCTACCTGGAGAAGAACCTCGACACTGCGGCGATCGCGCAAAACCGCATCGGCGAGAAAATCGGATTTGCCCGGCGCGAAAGTGGCGAACCGACCGCCTAGTTTCCTAGAGACAAAAAAATTATCTTCAGTCATCCGTTACTTTCCGCCAGAAGTTGCCGCGCGGGCCACAAAAAAGTTTCGCAACGGAACTGAAATCGCTACTATCGGGCCGATTGGACGAGGAAAAACATGGGACGACAATCAAAACTGACCGAGGCGCAGTGGGAAAAACTTGGCAAAAGATTATTGGCCGGGGAGAAGGCTGCCGACCTGGCGAGGGAGTTCGACGTCAGCAAGACGAGTATTTCGGTTCGATTTTCTAAACGAAACGAAACGGTAAAAACGGTTGCGAATCAGATAGTTACTGTTGAGCAGGCTTTGGCAAACTTAACTGTTTCGGAACAAATTGCCGCGCGGACACTTGCCGACGACCTGAAAGCGATCTCGTCGCACTTGGCGAGCGCCGCCAAGTTCAGCGCAGCGACCGCGCACCGCGTGTCTGGCATCGCGCACGGAAAGGCCGCCGAGATCGACGACGCCGCGCCGCTCGATGACAAAAGCAGACAGGCGCTGGGCGACGTTGCGGCGCTCACGAAGTTGGCGAATGCGGCTGCGGAAATTCCCTTGAACCTGATCCGCGCGAACAAGGAAACCATCGACGAGATGAACCGGAACGCACAGTCAAGCCATGAGGATGCATTGGATATCCTCGAATGACGCCCCGCGAGAAAGAAATCCGCCAGCGCCTCAAGAATGACTTCCTGCATTACGCGCCGCGCTGCCTGAAGATCCGTACCAAAGCCGGGCGGGTCGAGCCCTTTGTGCTCAACGAAGCGCAACGCTATATCCATGCGCGGGTCGAGGAACAGCGCGCGCGCACCGGCAAGGTCCGCGCGATCATCCTCAAGGGAAGGCAACAGGGCTGCTCCACTTACGTCGAAGGCCGGCTGTACTGGCGCGTGTCGCACTCGAAGGGCCTGCGCGCTTTCATCCTGACACACGAGGAAGAGGCGACCAACAATCTGTTCGAACTAGCCGAGCGCTACCACGAGAACTGCCCTGCACTGGTCAAGCCGGTCGCCGGCGCATCGAATGCGAAGGAACTGGTGTTCAGCAAGCTCGACAGCGGCTACAAGGTTGGCACCGCAGGCAACAAGGCAGTCGGCCGTAGCTCGACCATCCAGCTGTTCCACGGTTCGGAGGTGGGCTTCTGGCCGAACGCGCAGTCACACGCGGCCGGCATCCTGCAGGCGATCCCCGACGAACCCGGTACCGAGGTCTGGCTTGAATCGACCGCGAATGGCATCGGCAACTACTACCACCAGCAGTGGCAGGCCGCCGAGTCCGGGCAGTCTGAATTCATCGCGCTGTTCGTGCCCTGGTACTGGCAGCCCGAATACCGCAAGCAGGTGCCGGCCGGGTTCGATCTTACCGAGGAAGAGCGGCAATATCGCGACGCCTACAAGCTCACGCTCGAGCAGATGGCCTGGCGCCGCGCCAAGATCATCGAACTGAAAGACGAGATGCTGTTCAAGCAGGAATACCCGGCCACTGCCGCCGAGGCCTTCCAGGTGTCAGGCCTGGACCCGTACATCAAGCCCGAGCTCGTGCTCACTGCGCGCAAGGCATCGGCCGAAGCGCATGGTCCGAAGAAGCTCGGCGTCGATCCGGCGCGCTACGGCGCCGATCGCACCTCGCTGTGCTTTCGCCAGGGCCGCAAGGTGCACTGGATCCGCAGCTTCGAGAAGAAGAGCACGATGGAAGTCGCCGGCATCGTCAAGATGGCAATCGACGAGATCGGCGCCGACCAGTGCGCGGTCGACATTGGCGGCCTGGGCGCCGGCGTGTACGACCGACTGCTCGAGTTGGTCGACAAGCAGCAGTGCAAGGTGGTTGCGGTGAATAGCGGCGAGTCGCCGATCGACGGCGTCAAGTACAGCAACAAGCGCGCCGAGATGTGGGGCGAGATCAAGCAGTGGCTGACCGAGCAGCCCGCGCAGCTGCCCGACAGTGACGAGCTGCAGGCCGACCTGACGCAAATCCGCTACAGCTACGACAGCAACAATCGGTTGAAGATGGAACGCAAGGAAGACATGAAGAAGCGCGGCTTTCGCTCGCCCGATAACGCTGACTCGCTGGGCCTGACCTTCGCCGAGCCGATCCACAACGTCCAGAAGAAAAAGCCGCCGCTCGGCCAGGGCCGCGGCGGCAACGGGTGGATGGGATCGTAGGCCGGATAGAATGGCCTGTGGATAAGCACATGGAGCGGATGGGATGAAAACCGACGAAATCGAACGCAAGATGATAGTGCACAAGCATTACGACGTGACGCGGGCTGAGACGGAGTATATCTGGAGCTTTGGCGTGCATCACGTCGCGGACAAGTACAACGGCTCGATGGGTGACGAGGCCGCGTGGCGTGAGAAGGCGCGAGCACGCGCCGCCGCGCTGATCGCCCGCATGGTGGAGCAACGATGAACTTGGACGATGACGATACCGTGGACGAGCTGCCGGCGCCGCCGCGCAACGACATACCGGCCGCCGACCGTGAGCTGCTCGAGCTGGCCGCGCGCGCGCTCGGCGCCGTGCGAGTCGAAGACATCGACGGCGAAGAGTGGGTGAACCTGCACTTCGAGGACGGCTCGGTGGTACCCGGCTGGAACTCGCTGCTGTTCGGCGAGGACACGCTGGATCTATCGGTGCGACTACGCATTACCATCGACCAGTCCTGGAAGACGAAAGTACAGGTGGAATGGCGCGATGGGTACACACCGCTGACCTACCATGTCGATTGCACCGATGCTGATCGCAAAGCCGCCACTCGGCGCGCCGTCACGCGCGCCGCCGCGGAGATCGGCAGAAAAATCACAGGTTGAGGTAACGAATCAAATAACGGCCAAAATTGATTTTTGGCATGTTAAAGTCGTTCCCGTTCGCAAGTAACCGCAGCCAGTTACAGTGCGACAAGTAGTCCGGACTGTCGGGATGACAGACCCCCCTCTCTTCGCGAGACCCCAATTTTGAGCGATACCGACAAACTGTTCGAGACAGCGACGAAGCGCTACAAGCAGGCGCTCGACAAGGAAGCGCCGGCGCGCCGTGAGCGCACCGACGACCTGCGCTTCTCGGTGCTGCTCGAGCAGTGGGACGAAGGCATCAAGAACCGTCGTGAGAATGACCTGAACGGTGCCCGTCCCTGCCTGGTAGTCGACAAGACCAACCAGTACGTCCGCCAGATCGTCAATGCGATCCGCGAAACGCCGCCTTCCATGAAGGTGCGCGCAGTGAATGACCAGGGCGACGAGGATGTTGCCGAGATCATCCAGGGCGCGGCCCGCCATATCGAGGACCAATCGCGCGCTGACCAGGCCTACGACTGGGCCGCCGAATCCGCAGTGCGCTGTGGCCTCGGCTACTTCCGTGTGATCACCCAGTACGCCGGCGAGACCTCGTTCGACCAGGACATCGTCATCAAGCGCGTGCTCGACGTGAACAGCGTTGTGATCGACGACAGCAGCACCGAGCCCGATGGCTCAGACATGCGCTGGGGCTTCATCACCGAGGCCATGCCGCTCGACGAATTCGAGACCACCTTCCCGAACGCGCAGGCGATCAACTTCGATATCGACGCCGACGCTGAATGGTTCGGCGAGCGCAAGGTGCTGGTGGCCGAGTACTTCTGGCTGCAGTCCAAGACCGTCAACATCCTGTTCCTCGAGGACGGCAGCACGAAAGAAGAAGAGCAGTACTGGGCCGACATCAAGGCCGGCGGGCCGAAACTGGCCGTGCTGAAGAACCGCCAGGCCGTACGCCAGCAGTGCATGTGGGCCAAGATGAACGGCAAGGAGTTCATCGAGCAGCCGAAGGAATTCCCGGCTTCCTACGTGCCCATTTTCCCCGTCATCGGCAACGAAGGTTTCGTCGACGGCAAGCGCGTGCTGTCGGGTGTGGTGCGCGCCGCGAAGGATTCGCAGCGCCTGTATAACTACACCCGCTCCGCCTTCACCGAAGCCGTCGCCCTGGCGCCGAAAGCGCCGTACATCGCGGCAGCCGGCCAGATCGAAGAGTACGAGGAGTGGGACACTGCGAACACGGTCAACCACGCGGTCCTGCGCTACGACCCCAAGTCGATCAACGGCATCGCGGTACCACCGCCGCAGCGCCAGGCGATGCCGGGCGTGCCGGCCGGCCTGGCCCAGGACATGGAAATCTGCGAGCGCGACATCCAGAGCACGATGGGCCTGCACGAGGCCAGCAAGGGCGAGCTGGGCGCCGAGCGCTCCGGCATCGCCATCCAGTCGCTGCAATCGAAGGGCGACGTGTCGTCGTTCCACTACCGCGACAACCTGGGCCGCTCGATCCAGCACCTCGGCCGCGTGATCGTGCAGATGGTCCCGCGTGTCTATGACACCGCGCGCGTGCTGCGCATCATCGGTGACGACGGCGCGCACGACTATGCCCGCATCGACCCGGAACAGCAGGCCCCGGTCCAGGAAGTTCGCGACCTGTCCGGCGCTGTCAGCAAGATCTACAACCTCGGCATCGGCAGCTATGACGTGACCGTCACGGTCGGCCCGAGCTACGCCTCGAAGCGGCAGGAGTTCGCCGCGATGATGGGTGACATGTTCGCGCGCGACCCGCAGCTGATGCAGATGGCCGGCGATCTGTACTTCCGCAGCATCGACATGCCGTACGCCGACCAGGTCGCGGATCGCCTGAAGAAGATGCTGCCGCCGCCGCTGCAGGATAAGCCCGAAGGCGCGCCCGAGCTGCCGCCGCAGGTCCAGCAGCAGATGGCACAAATGAACAATGCGCTGCACCAGTCCGAACAGCAGATGCAGCAGTTCGAGCAGCAGATCCAACAGCTCCAGTTCGAGAAGCAGGCCAAGGTCGTCGAGTCTCAGGCCAAGCTTGAAGAGGCGCGCATCCACGCCGACGCCGAGGCCGCGCGCGCGATGGCCGACGTCGAGATCGCGAAGGCCAATGCGGTCGACCCATCGCGTCTGGACGCCGCCGAGGCGATCCTGCTCCAGCTGATGCAGCAGATGAACGGCGCGCAGGCAGGCATGCAGCCGCCGCCCGCTCCCGATCCGACCCAGGGGCAAGACCCCAACGCGCAACCAGCCATGTAACACCGTATCGGTGCGGGACCACCGAGCCATTGACTGTCGGGATGACAGCCAATTCCCGTAGACGGAGATTTAAGATGGATGAATTGAACCTGCCGGGCGCGAACACGCCCGCAACCCTCGCAGTACCGGGAGCGGCCCCAAACGACGCCGTGCTTCAGCCTGGCGGCACGGAGACGCCTGGTGGTGAAACGCCTCCGGCCGAGAAGACGTTCACGCAAGCAGAGCTGGACGACATCCTCGCAAAGAAGACCGCAAAGCTGATCCGGCAACGCGATCAGGAGCGCGCCCAGCGCACGGCCATCGAGCAGCACGTCACGCGCGTGGCCCAGCCGCAGGGCGAGGAAGGCAAGCCGCAACTGACCCAGTTCGCCAATCCGGAGCAGTACGCGGATGCGCTGGCTAACTGGAAAGTCAACCAGGTGGGCCGGCAGCAGCAGGTCCAGCAGGAACAGCAAACCCGCAGCGCCTACGAGGCAAAGCGCGCTGACCTGATGGCCGACCTGGAGGATGCCGAGGGGTTCGATTCGCGCAAGTTCAACCAGTTGCCGATCTCACGTCCGATGGCCGAAGCCATCCTGGACAGCGATGCCGGTGTCGGGCTGACCCTGCACCTCATCGCCCATCCCGAGGAAGTCAGTCGCATCGCCGCGCTCCCGCCCGCACGCCAGGCAGCAGAGCTGGGCAAGCTGGAAGCCAAGCTTTCGGCCACGCCCGCGAAAAAACCGAGCAACGCGCCCGCACCGATCACGCCGGTCGGCAGCAAGGGTTCGGCCGTCGCCGCGGACATCTACGATGCCCGCCTGCAGAGCAACGCCGACGCCTGGATCCGCGCCCGCAACGAGCAGGTCGCAAAGGCACGCAAGCGATAAACAACCCGACCGCCGGGAGGCGGCCGACATCCTGATACTGGAGTTACATCATGAGCAACAACCTGATCACGTCCTCGATGATCACCAACGAGACGCTGCGCATTCTGCACAACAAGATCGGCCTGGCCGGCACGATCGACCGCCAGTACGACGACACCTTCGCCAAGACCGGCGCCAAGGTGGGCGCGACGATCAACATTCGGCGCCCGGTCCAGTACACGATCCGTTCGGGCAACACTGCCTCGTACCAGGACGTGAACGAGACCACCACGCCGCTGACCATGGGTGCGCCGTTCGGCATCGACTGGGCCTTCAACGACGTCGACCTCGCGCTGTCGATCGACGAGTTCTCAGCACGCTACCTCGAGCCGGCCGCCGCACGCCTGGCGACCGAGCTGGACATGCGCGTCGCCGCCATGTACAAGCAGGTCCCCAACCTGGTCGGCACGCCCGGCGCCTATCCGAACACCACGGCCGGCGCGACTTCGCTCGTGCTGAACGCAGGCGCGGCCCTGGATAACAACGCGGCGCCGCGCGACGACGAACGCTTCTTCCTGCTGAACCCGGCCGCAAACGCCGCCACCGTGGGCGCGCTGTCCGGCCTGTTCAACCCGAACTCGGACATCGCCAAGCAGTACCGCTCCGGCATGATGGGCTCGGCGCTGGGCTTCGACTTCCTGATGAGCCAGAACATCGTGAACCACACGGTGGGCGGACTGGGCGGCGTGCCGCTGGTGAACGGCGCGAACCAGGGCACGAACAACGTCGGCGCGACCGATAACCCGTATGCAGCGACTACGAACCTGGTCACCAACGGCTGGACCGCCGCAGCGGCGAACCGTCTGAAGGCTGGCGACGTGGTCACCATCGCAGGCGTGTACGCCGTCAACCCGGAGAATAAGCAGAACACCGGCGCGCTCAAGCAGTTCGTGCTGACCTCGGACGTTGCCTCTGACGCAGGCGGCAACGCCAACCTGCCGCTATCCCCGGCAATCATCGCTGGCGGCGCCTACCAAAACGTCACCGGGCTGCCGGCCAACGGCGCCGCGATCACGGTGCAGACCGGAGCGGCCAACACCGCATTCGCGCAGAACCTGGCGTACCACAAGAGCGCCTTCACGCTGGCCACCGTCGACATGGAGATTCCGAAGGGCGTCGACATGGCCTCGCGCGCGGCGTCGGATGGCATCTCGGTGCGCTTCGTGCGCGCGTACGACATCACCAACAACCAGCGCCTGTGCCGCTTCGACATCCTCGCGGGTTTCGTGGCGCAGCGTCCGGAATGGGCGACCCGCGTCACCGGCTAATCGACAACGTAGCCGCGCCCGGGCAGCCAGGCGCGGCAATTTCAACGACATCAGGAGAGCAATATGGAAGAGTTCCCGAAGTGGAAATACACCCAGGGCGATGCGCGCATCGTCCAGAACGCCGACGAGGAAGCGGCGCTCGAGGGCAAGTGGTACGACAGCCCGGCCGACGTGCCCGCGCCGAAGGGCGCAAAAGGTGCGGTCGTCCAGCAGGCCGCAGGCTAAGGACCGGCCATGAAGGCGATCGACCTCCTCACGCGCGCGCTGCGGGCTGTTGGTAACGTCGGCTCGGGCGAAACCCCGAACGCGGACGACATCAACACGGCCTTCGCGGCGCTCAACGACATGCTCGACTCGTGGGGAACGTCGAAGCTCTTCGTCTACCAGCTGGCCGAGCAGTCGTTCCCGCTCGCCAGCGGCAAGTCCTCGTACCTGATCGGGCCCGGCGCCGATTTCGACACCGTGCGCCCGACCAGGATCGACAGCGCCTACGTGCGACTGGGCCAGACCGACTATCCGCTCGACCCGATCGACAACGACGCCTATTCGAACATCACGCTCAAGGGCAGCGCGCCGGCGCTCCCGAAGTTCTTCTACTACAACCCGCAAATGCCTGCCGGCGAGCTCAACCTGTGGCCAGTTCCGCAAGGCGCCCTGACGATCTTCATCCAGTCGCCCCAGCAGCTGACCCAGTTCCCCGACCAGGTCACCGATATCGCCTTCCCGCCGGGCTACGCCGAGGCGATCCGCTACGGCGTGATGCCGCGCCTCGCCGCCGAAGGCCTCGGCCGCGTGACGCCCCAGCAGCAGCAGATGGCCGAATCCTCGGTCGCGCGCATCAAGACCCTGAACAGCCGGGTTCCGGTGCTGCGCCCGGCCTACGGCGCCGACGCCGGCGGCCGCTTCAACATCAACCGGGGCTTCTGATGAAATTTCCCTTCATCGGCCCGGCCTACTTCTCGCGCTCGGCGCGCATCGAGGCGCAGGAGTGCATCAACCTGTATCTCGAGGTCGACCCGAACGGCCGTAACGCCCTGCTCGGCACGCCCGGGCTGCGCCTTTTCGCCGCGCTCGGCAGCGGCCCCTTGCGCGGCGCGTGGAAAATCGCGACTGGCGACTTGATCGCCGTCGCAGGCAATGCCGTGTACCGCGTGCGCAAGGACGCGAGCGCGACCTTCCTGGGTTCGGTCGGCACCTCGTCCGGCCCGGTTTCGATCGCGGACAACGGCCAGCAGTGCCTGATCGTCGACGGCAGCAGCACTGGCTACCAGATCACGCTGCCCGACTACACGCTGTCGGCGATCGTCAGCGATGCCTTCTACGGCGCCGACAACGTCTACTTCCTCGACGGCCGCTTCGTCCTGAACCGCCCCGGAACCGGCCAGTTTTACTTGTCCGACCTGTACGCAACCACGTTCAACGCTCTGTACTTCGCGACCGCCGAAACCTCGCCCGACAACCTGGTATCGCATATCGTCGACCACCGCGAGATCTGGCTGTTCGGCGACCTGACGACGGAGGTCTGGGTCGCCAACGGCGCACCCACCTTCCCGTATGAGCGCATGGAGGGCGCGGCCATCGAAGCGGGCTGCGCGGCCGCGCACTCGGTGTGCAAGATGGACAACTCCATCGTCTGGCTCGGCAAGGACGAAAAGGGCCAGGGCATTGTGTGGCTGGTCGCCAACTACACGCCGGTGCGCATCAGCACGCACGCGCTCGAGACCGCGATCGCAAGCTACGCCAAGGCCGGCACCATCAGCGACGCCATCGCCTACGTCTACCAGCAGGAAGGCCACACCTTCTACGTGCTGACCTTCCCGAGCGCACAGCGCACCTGGGCATACGATGCCGCTACCAAGACCTGGGCGCAGCGCGCCTACCTGGACAGCACCGGCCAGCAGGTACGGCACCGCTCGAACTGCCATGCGTTCGCATGGGGCATGAACCTGGTCGGCGACTACGCCAACGGCAACCTGTACGTGCTCGACCTCGACACCTACACCGACAACGGCGACCCGATTCGCCGAGTGCGCAGCTGCGCGCCGGTGATCGGCCAGAACTTCGAGTGGATCTACTTCGACGACCTGCAGGTCGAGTTCGAAGCCGGCGTCGGCTTGGTCGACGGCCAGGGCGCGGATCCGCAGGCGATGCTGACCTGTTCCGACGATGGCGGCCGCACCTGGGGCAACGAGCGCACCGCCAGCATCGGCCAGATCGGCGAGTTTGACGCGCGCGTGCGCTGGACCCGCCTGGGCCGCTCGCGCAACCGCGTGTTCCGCATCGCCGTGAGCGACCCGGTAAAGATCGCGATCGTTAATTCCGCACTGAATGCGGGAGGCGCATCGTGATCGTCCGCTTCAACGAGCGAACGCTGGCCGCAATGGGCTTCGACCAGGCCTCGATTGCAACACTGCGCCACCTGCTGCGCCAGACCGGCGGTCAGCTGGGCGCGACGACACTGCCGGAGCTGGCCGACGGCGCCGGCCAGGACACCCAGGCAGCGGAGCTGCACGCCGCCTTCGCCGAGCTGCGCAAGGAACTCAAGGCGCTGCGCGTCGTCTTCGAGGCCGGCGCCGACGCTGCCGAGCGCGCGGAGCTGCGCAAGCGCCTGCGCGACCTCGACATCGAGCGCGCCTTCCCGCCGCCGCAGACCGACTGGGAGCACCCGGGCAAGCTCGGCGACAAGACGCCGAACGCCGTCACCTCGAGCACGTTGACCGCCAATAGCGCTGTGAAGCTCAGCCCCTCCAACCAGCTCGTCGACGTGTCGCCGACTGGCACCGGCACTGTGCGCGTCAACCCGACGACCACCGGAACTGTGGATAACGTGACGCTCGGCGCGACCACGCCGCGCGCCGCCACGGTGACGACTCTGACCTCGACCGTCGCCACCGGCACGCCACCGCTGACGGTGGCCTCGACTACCGAGGTGCCCAACCTGTACGCCGCGCGCGCCGCAAGCGCCGACACGGCGGCCGGCCTGAGCTCGCCGCATACCTTCCCGGCCGACGCCACCGACCTGCCAACCGTGATCACCCTGGCCAACGCCCTGAAGGCGGCGGCCGTAGCGAAAGGACTGTAATGCCGACCACTCCCTACATCTTCGACGGCGCCGTGCTCGGCGCAGCCATGGCGAACCAGGGCACCGTCGTAGCCACCGCGACCGCGCGCATCGTCAAGGCGGCCACTTTGGTCAACAGCACGGCCGCGCCGGTCGTGTGCTCGGTCTCCGTGCTCGATGCCGGCGGCACCCTGCACCCGAAGATCAGCGCGCGCGCGATCGCGGTCGGCGAGACCTACACCTGCCCGGAACTGGTCGGCAAGG